ATGACGAGCTGATCCGCAGTATCCTGGGGAAGGGGTGATCCCCCGCAGCCTATGCAGGGCCATGGTGGTGCCCGCTCCCGGACTCGAACCGGGATGGAGGTCGCCCTCCGAGGGATTTTAAGTACTTTTTCCTGTGATGCTCAGTTAGACGGTTCTTCCTTTTCGCAAATGTAGCTTTTCTGCCCGTTGTAGGGTTGGTTCAAAAAGAAAAGTTTGTGTTTGTAAAAAGAAAGAAAAGAGCAAAAGTATTTTGTTGCTAAAAGTACCGTCAACTGTTATAATAAGGCATGTTTAACAGGAAAAGGAGCCTTAAAATATGGTGGATACGGGTTTGTTAGCGAAGATGGCGGAAGTTGCTGCCGCTACTGGTATGCGGGTGGTGTTGGACGGAGACAAGGTGTTGCTAGAGCCTGTGCAATCTTCTGCCAATATGCCTGCTGTTGTTTCTCCTGCGCCTGCCAATGTCCAAGTGTTGCCACCTGAGCAGCCGCGTATGGCTGGGGGTGCTTCATCCATTACATATATTGACCAGAGAGCGGAGCGTCAGTTGCCAAAGTTTACCGTTGGCGATGCGATTCGCAAATACATCAACACTCGTCCAGAGAAAACCGATAAGCAGAAGAAAAACAAACACGATTATGGTTTGGTTTTAAAACTGTTTTGGAAGGAGTATGAGGATTGGGATTTGTTAGGGGACGAGTTTAAAGATTTGGTTGTGGATAGGTGTTCAGTTGAGCACAAATCCAACTTTAAGACTTCTTGTGCATATCTCCGTGCAGGTATCAATCTGCTGTTAAAGCCTCGCAATTTGGATCATCTCAATCCTTTCCGCCATGTCACATTGCGTAGGAATACCGTTAAAGTGCGCTCCTACACAAATGCAGAGATTAAAAAGATATGGCGTGAGCTTGAGGCGATGATAAAGCTGTATGATACGCCTCGTTACCGCCGCATGTATATTGGGTGCTTGCTGTTTAAGTTCCTGCTTCTTACAGGAGTACGGACGCATGAGGCGCATGCTGCAAAGTGGGAGCATGTCGATTATGAGGATTGCTCCTTGCAGCTACACACCACCAAAGGCGACAAATTCCGCACTGTTAGCCTCAATGGGGAAGCCATTGCACTGCTCAAGCACCTGCAAGCGTCGTATCCGCATTCTGAGCACATATTCCCGCCCAAGCTTGTGTCTGCTAACACAACGCGGAACGTGTATCAGAACCTCTCAGAGCGCACGGGCATAGCTATTACCCGTCATGATGCTCGCAAGCTGTATGGCCAGATCCTGTTACAAACTGGCGCAAGCTTGCGTGATGTGCAGTTAGAGTTGGGCCATTCCAACATATCGGTTACTGCTCAATACTACTCCCATCTTAACAATGAGCATCGTAGGGAAACTTCCAACAAAGTTGGGGATTTCTATAAAAAAGCAGTAGCGTAGCGGTCTGCTGTTTTTGGAATATTAACGTATTGTTTTCTTTGGAGATATTTTTCTATTTTGCATAGAAAGTGGATCAATGTACTGCGCCAAAAGAATGCCGTATCAGGAATATCTGGTACGGCATTTTGTCTTATAGGAGTTTATCAACGAGTCGATTGATGTTGTCGTTGATGGTAGCCACTTGTGTGGACAAGTGTTTAACTTCTGTCTCCAATACAAGCAGCCTATCATGAACGTCTGTGTTCTTGTCGTTTTGTTCTTTAAACTGGTGTTGTAGTTTAGCTTTCATTTCTTTTATATCTTCCTCGTTCTTTTCGCCTTGCTCAGCCCATTTGATAAACTTCCTGATATGTTTTAGGAGGTAGGCGATGGATTTCCATGCAGCAACCAATCCAACTATTGCTGAGCCTACTAAACCTAGTAGTTTAAACCATATCCAATCCACCCAATGCCATCTCCATTATATTGCCGTGCAGCCGCCAGTGTAGTTGGCGCTCGCTACAATTGTTCCTGCACCGTTTCTTATCTCTACCCTCACGGTTCCAGATATGCTGCTCACACCAGATGACCATGAAACGAGCCTATTGCTCGACAAGCTCAGCCATGTGTTTAAAGCGTCAACTTCTGTTGGCGCTGTACCGGATATATGGGTAAAACGTATATAGTAGTTGTCCTCAGATGCAGCCGCATTTGGGATAATCCAATCTGTGCCGCTGTTGATCTGCTGATACGTTAAGTATGGACCACCGGGTTCAGGAAATATGTAGCTTGCGGTGTAAACCCTGCCATTTGACCTAAACTCGAATCCGCCAATTGCGTAGGCGATATGGGTATTGTTGGTGAGGTGCCAAGTCGCGTTTTGGTATACTAACCGCCATGTGCTACCAACCTTCACATAGGTTTTTTGTATTTCGCGCCATGTGCTACCAACCTTCACATATATCTTTTTTAAAGGGCGCCATGTGCTGCCAACTTTAACATAGGTATCTGCCATCCATTTGCGCCTCCATTAGTATTGGTACCAAATGTCACCATCGGAACCGCCAGATGGGCCGCTTGTTGATACTGTCTTCCTAGTGCCTGCTCGTCCTGTAATGTTGCGGGCATATCCATCACCCATATGCTGGGTCACATTGGATGAGGAAATACGTGCATTGGAAAAGGTGCCAGACGTAATATTGCTAGCAGAGTGGTTATGGCTCGATGCAGCAAATGCAGAGGCATGGTTGCCGTCTAACAGGTCTGCATCTATGCCTGAGCCTGAGCCATCTACGGTAAGCAGTAGGGAACGAATCTCAGAAGCGGTTTGATCGCCCGTAGCGCCGCTCTCAATGCCATTGAGCTTGGTTTTGTCACTACTGGACATAAACCCGTTTGCGCCTGTTGTCGCTACGCTGTGGGTGTGATCGGATGTGGCGAACGCGGATGCATGGTTGCCATCTAGTAAGTCTGCATCTAAGCCGGAACCTGAGCCATCTACAGTCTTGATCTTTGTTAGAAGAGCAGAAGCTGTAGTTGCGTCGCTTACAGACGTGTCGATATATATCTTTGTTGCTGCGTCTTGGTCATTGGTTGGATCGGAAACATCTGTAATAGCATTGCTGTTCATGCTTAATGAACCGCCGAATCCAACATCACCAACTACCTCTAGATCGCCACTAATAGCTGCATCATTGCCAACGATTAGAGATGTAAACAAACCACCTTGTGTATTAAGTAGCTGCCACTCTAGATTGTTGTAATATACCTCGACGACCGTTCCGCTAGGAATGTTTGTTACTGCTGTTCCGTCGCTATATTTGATAGGATATGCAGGAAACGAATTAATCTTTAGAGTAGCTTCGTTGGATGAAGTATGGTTTGTTTTGAAGCTAATGCGTTCGCCTTCATACAACTCGCTAAAGTTTGTGTAGGCTAGTGTATATTCGCCATCAGCGCCACTTGATGTTTTAACCGCATTGATACGATTCCAAAACCGTTTGCAGGCGGCCATCAACTCTCTAACAGTATTGTTTACTTGAGACGGAAGCCAACCTTCTGGTGCGCCGTTAGGTGGAATTTGCGTATTGTTACTAGCATTCTCTGATACTTGGTTTGAACCTAAATCTGCCATCTGTCATTTTAACCTCTTACTCTAATACCAATCTGCTTGGCTTCCTAGTTGTCGTGCTTACTGTATCGTCTTCATCATCCGGGCCAACAAGGGTTAGTCTTGGTCCTTTGTTTGGCTGCGAACTAGATTCGCTCTCATCGTCAACAGACGCACCAACTGCTAATCCGCCTGCAAAAGCTGGAACTGCCTCAGGAACATAGTTCAACCCTTTACCAACCGCCGTTATAGCTACTGGAGCAACCGCTGCTGGTAATCCAAATCCAGTACTTCCAATCCCCATTGCTGTTGGCACAGAAGGAATCTGCTTCAACCTGTCATAGATGATATCGCGTGGGACTTTTAGGCTTGGAAACACGCGGCTAATAGCGTTACCCATTTCGCCTACTAGCTGGTCTGTCTTTGGAATGACCTTGTTAGCTATTGCTTGGGTTCCTCGTGCAGCAACACCAAACGCTGGGCCAGTAGCTGCACCCCACATCATAGCTTCGTTCGTGTCGCCGCCAGTTCCTTGCGCCAGCAATCCGCTGCCATAAGCGCCAGCAGCGGCATCACGTACCAATTGGGCTGTAACACCAGTGGCTTTAGCGAGGGCAGGGGCAATACCCATACCAACAGCTACGTTTCCGCCTAAGCCAATACCTTGGCCCATCTTAGCGGCAAGGGGTTGCTTCTCGTTCAAGTCGTCGAAGCGCTCACCTTGTGGCAGGAGTCCGAATGTGAAGGCATCGCCAATGTTGCGCAACATTGTCTCGTTTGCTTCGGCTACAGAAGGTTGCGCCTCTAGCTCTGTTTGAGCAGTGGACTGCAATAGCTCCTTATACCGTTCCCAAAATCCCTTCTTCTCTGCCATTCTTGTTTCTCTTACTGTATCTTCCCACGTTTCCAACTTCCGCTTTCTTGGTCGAAATATTGAACATTGCTATTTGCGAAGCGTCGTTTAATGTCGTTCACATATTTGTTGTAAAGATTATATTTTGTATCGAAATTCGTTGCTCCAAGACCGCCAGCTTCATCAATCTTCTTGATGGTCGTCTCTGTAGGTGTTCCGTCTGCTTTTCGATACATTGGTATGATCGAAGTTGTTAGGACGGTATCAATGTCCTGTAGGTCTTTGGTGCCGAAATCGTTGCCAGATAAAAATGTCCTGTCCAACCAACTTGCTGGTGCTCTAAAGAGTGGGTTGTCAGGGTCAGGGCCAGGCCAGTTCTTGCCGTTGTCAGTACGCTCGTCTAAGCGGTCCTTAAGGTCCAATGCCATATTGATGCTGTCAGGGTTATATACACCCTGATCTATGGTTGCTTGGAAGTCCTTGCGACGTTCAGCTATTTCTTTGTTCTTAATTTCATTCTCTTGTGCAACAGCCTTTGGTACGCCAGTCGTAGGTAAGAAGCGAAGGTCTTGAGGCACCTCTATACGAGTGGTTTTGGACTCGTCGTAGAAGTACTCTTTCTCATCCTGTGATGGTGATGGGCTAGCTGTTGTAGCAGGCGCAGTATTAGGTACTGGTGCCATGTCATATGCGCCGGATGCTACACCAGCAGGGGCGCCGAACTCGTCCGCATATTTTCGCTCTTCAAAGGTTTGTTGCTGACGTTGTAAATCTAGCTGTTCCTGTCTATACGCTTGTTCAGCAGCATATTTCTCTTGCTGAAAATTGTAATCGCGTATGTCTTGTTGAGCTTTGAGCAAGGATGCCATTTGCTGCATCTCAATCTGCCGCTCTTGCATTCTATTAGCTAACTCCAATCGGTTTAGCTCAAGGATTTGTCTAAAGTAGGATGAGCGTGGGCTTTCCTCTGAACTGCGATCACCAAATAAGTTGATACGAACTGCCATCTTACCTACGGCCTCCTGATATTGTGAGAAGGATGCTGTTCACCATGTCATCAGAAGCACCGCCTTTTCTAAGTGTCTCAGCGACAAATTGTGCATATGCTGGGTCTACAGATCGGTTAGCTGTCTGTGCTTGTTTATCCAGTACGTCTAAAGCACGCTTCTCAATGTCCTTGTCGTAGACGCGCTTCTCTTTAGCTGTGTTGGCTGCATCTTCCATGTCCAATGCATTGCCTAAACCAGCTAGCAAACCAAATGGGCCTGCAATAAGAGCAGGAGCAAGAGTGCCAACTACCTGCTTGATACGTAGGTTGCGTGTCTCACTAGGTGTAAGCTTTGCATCTTCTGCACTAGCGAGTGGCGCATTCTTTGGTTGTGAAGTGGGTAATCCTAGAAGCCCATTAGCGCCGCTGTTTATTAAACTTTCGAATGAAAATGCCATTTTTGTTTCTCCATTTATCCTATACTAAACCCAGCACTTTTGGACTTGGTTGTTCCTTGCGTATTTGAACTTGCATATGGGGAAGCTGCTGACAGGATTGCAGCTAAGCGGCTTAAACGCTCAAAGTCTGCATTCTGCCCGAAGTCAAATTGCTCTCTGTTCGCGTCTATAATCGCTTGGGCTTGGTCAGCTTGTATCTGTCCAGTTGCTAGCAAGTTCGCTAGGTTAGTTTGCAAGTTGGCGACTTGGCTGTTGGCCACATCGCTTGCCAATGCTGTACCGCTGGAAATGCTGTCTAATAGTGCTTGGGCATTGCCTGAACTTAATTGTCTGCTGGATTGCTCACCACTAAGGGCACTTGTTAGAGCATCTAGGTTCAAGCCTTGTGTGTTCTGACGCGCACTCTCTAATGCACTAGCTGCTGATAGTCGGCGAGACTGGTCAGCATCAAAGGCGTTCTGTTGCAGCTCGTCTGTTGCAAGATCCAAGTCGGCGATAGACTGTCCGGCGGTTAAGCGTCTTGCTAGCTCACTGTCCTTTGCCTGCTGTCTAAGCTGCGAAGTGCTCAAGTCCGTATCTAGTAGGGATTGGGCTGCTGCTAGACGCTGTTGCTGCTGGTTCAACGCATTCTTATAAACGAGGTCAGCAACACCAGATGTTAGCTGGCCTGCTGCACCTTCCTGTGCTCGGTTGATAGCGTTTGTTAGACCGCTTGAACCATATCGGCCAGCAGCCGCGAATTGGGACTGAACGCCGGGTAATACCTCTCTGTTGAAGGCTTGGGTGACGTTCTTCGTTAGAGAGTCGATAGCACCTTGTAGGATGGGATCATTCGCAAAGTCTGTGTTGCTTGCGATGCTCTCCAAGTATCCGCGGGACCGTTCCGTATCTAAGGTTGGATCGTAGCTATTGCCTTGGGCAAAATCTTCCAGATATGAGCGGCCAGCATTGTTGAAGTCCACTGGTGAACTTGTCCCACTAGCTAGCTCCTGTAAGCGCTGTATGCCTGTTTGATCGCCGCTAGCAGCATTAAAATTCTTGAGAGCGTTGATAATCTCTTCTTCTGTGGCGCTGCTGCCGATAAGGCTACGTAACAACGCCTGTTCATCTGTTGTCCCTGCTGATAGCTCGCCTGCCCGTGTACCTGCTGCATCTAGAGCTGGGTTCCCACCGCTTGCCATTTGCATTGCTAAGTCTATAGCGGCTTGCTGGTTGGGTGATATATCTGCAACCTGCTGCCCTGGGTAATACTCCGCGTTGCCTGAGGAGTCTCCAAAGAGCCTTGTCGCTTCTGCGAATAGTTGCTCAAGGCCCGGTGCTGCTGGACCGTAAGGATTTGAAGTAGTTGTTTGATCTACCTTCTGCTTGCTCTTACTGCCTGTTAACCCGAATAGTGCCATCTCATATCGATCTCCATTGTCTCACAGCTATTTATCCAACAACTAGCATTCTATAGTGCAAATCTGTGTAGTTGTTGTCTTCATAGTGTATATCTACTTCTCTATCCCCCACTTCAAAATACATACCGTTCAAAACCTCTGCCGCAGTATCTGTTTCTGGCATCATCCATAAAAAGGAATACGGTGTTATAAGTGGGTGTTTTACATTCGTTGTTGTGCCTGGCTCTAAAGTTATCTCAACGACAATATCCAGCTTCCCATTAAATATGTCTCGTAGAACGCTAGGATTTTTTAGAAAGTTGTCTAACGTCTTACCGCCGAAATTTCTTCTTCTGGTCATTACTGGCGTCCTCCAATTCTCATATCGACGCCAAATCCCCATATGTCCGTAATGGTGCTAGAATTGGTCATAGCCTTGATACGCAGCCGTTTGCCTTGCGCTCTAATCGACACTTCATTATGAACGTTAGGATATAGCAAGCTTGTAGACTGCCAATTGCTGGTAAAGCGTGGCTTATAATCGACGCTCATTACATATTCGCCAACACCGTTAAAGCTGAGGCTGCCATTTATAATCTTGATATTGCGGTGTTGCTCGTCATCCAAAATTGTTGATGCAACTACACATTGTCTTCCACTTCCACCAAACAAGTGAAATTGGTCATTTTTTATGTAGGGGAAAATTCGTTGAGACTCGGAGAAGTATAAAGAGTCTAAGCTAACATCGAGGTTATCTAGGTTGTTCACTACACTATCCAAATCCTCCATTGTCATAGATTCGGAATAGGACGTTAGGAATACCTGCACCTCTTCATCTATAGTTGTCCACTTATCTAAGATGTAATTGTATGCGATGATCTTATCGTTATAGCTGCCGTTTGTGGAAAAGCTCCAAAGCACCATGTTCAGTGGCTCAAAATGGGTAGCTTTAATGGTGCGATAGCTGTTGTTGTTGAGCGTCTGCGAAAACCACTCGTCAACACGGCCCACACCAATGGATTCGCTCGAACCGTCTTGGGTGCGCTTAAAGCCTTGTGGACTGTAATAGTAGGCATAGCCGCTATTACCCAGCACAACGCTATCTGGCGAGATGGTGCCTATCGAGCCTTCGATTACGTCGAAGTCGAAAACTAGCTCACCATATATGAGGGAGCCTTTGATAATGGCATGCTCAAAAATGAGCAGGACAGCCGCGCCGCTTGTCTGGCCAATGATCCGTGTAAGTTCACCGTAATCGCCGGGAAATGCCTGTTCACCTGCGAACTTTGCTAGAGCGTCGTCACTGCCCAATACTGGCCAGTCTGTAGGGTCATTGATGGCGCACCAGCGTATTGTTTGCCTTTCGTTTGGCCAATTGCCAACTATGATAAAGTTGTCTACCTGTGCAATGTGTGATGCGCCAAGTGGTGTTTCGTCTACTTCTGTAAACTCGCTGTCAACGCCAATAGTATACTTGAGCATCTTATTCTGGCGATTAACCGCGCAGATGGTGTTTCCGAATTTGGCAAACTCCCAAGCCTCTATTGATCCAGAAGTGCTAAACAAGTCTACCCATGTGTCGTTAAGCCTGTCGTAGTTGTATATTCCGTCATCCGTACCTACAAAATTGTAGATAGTGCCACTAACGCGGGCTGATATACCGCTTAAAGGCTCCGCTGGAATTGGGTGATAGTTTAGTGGATTGCCAACAGGAAAAGGCTTATATATTAATCGTCCGCTAGCGTTCTTTGGGTATACATTTAAAATTTCAGCAGAGTATGATGTGTTGCTTGAAACACTGTCTGGCGCAAATTCTGCTAGTTCCAATCCTTTAAATGCCATATCATTATACCACCGCAATGTTAGATGCTGTGGAGCCTGCTAAATATCCACCTGCACTTTCTTTCTTCTTGTCTTCTGCTTGAAGTGCTGCAACCTTCGACTCATATAGCGTGGTATACTTCTCGAAGTTTTCAGGTTCTTCATTGAAATTGAAAATGTGTGATAGGACGCCGTAAAGCATCACATCAAAATGCTTCTGTACCAGCCAATTTGTGTTAGACGATGCAGTGAGCGGCGGTACTGAACGATAGTAGACGACATCAAACTCGCCGGCTTTTAAAAACCAAGAGACAAGTAGCTCGTTGCCTTCTTTAGTGAACTGGTTCCACTCTAATGGCTCGTATGCTACGTCAGGTACATACTCCAGGGTCTTGTTTATTAATGGATCGCCATAAAATCCTGCATTGCTGATCGTTTGCAGAGTGGCTTGTGTTGGGGCTATAGTCTTTAGCTCATTAAAATTTGCAGGTAGAGCAATGCGAGCGTCAGAAGCTGTAAGCTTTGTTCGGACTACCAAATCTGCCGTGCGTATGCGCCTGTTTAGGTCCGTCTCTACCATCATTACAAAGGTAGGAAATAGGTTAGTAAGGGTTGTGTCCCCCGGCTTCATCGCAAACTGTAAAGCGGTGCTCTGTAGCTGTAGATAAGTCGTCATCCTTTCCTTTTGGTAAGCTTAACTTTTGATCTTACCTTGTAATCTCAAATTCTCGTTTTCTGATATGATCTTTTTAAATATGAACTCTGATACGTCTTCGTTCTGCATGAACTCTCTGAACGTCTTTCCATATTTGTTTAGATACTGATATACTAGCTCCGTTGGTATTCGTGCTAGGTACACGCCATAGTCCTTGCGGACGTTCCCCATAACGTTTTCCTCGATATACGGCTGTATTGCCTTGATGCCTTCATACAATTCCGTAGTATCTTGTTCTGTTACATGATATAGCTTCTTCTCGTTCTCGTCGTATATAAAATCTTGTTTTATTGTCATTTCTTGTTTTTATATTGAAACTCCGTTTATTGAAACTGCTCCACCATTATCTACAGCCTCAATGTCAAATGACACAATGTTTGCATTGTTCATTATGTATTCTGGCGTTTGTGTGATAATGAGCGTTTTTGCACTTCCTGTTTTGTAGTTAACTGTTACCTTGCAAGGTTCCGTCGCTACAATGCGTATAGCTGGATAGTTTGAAACTGTAGGCAGAACAACGTTCGTCGGCGAAGCGGCAAACGGTTCAATAATACCGGCACCTAACAAGGTTCTAGATTTTGGTTGGTTCATAAACATACGTTTTGGTTCTCCAAGTGCAACATAGGGGACCGCCATTGGCGACCCCCTATGTCCTTGTCTATTAGCTAAAAGTTTGGTTTGGGTATGTTACGTCGAAAATACCACCGTTTCCTTTAGGAGCTAGAACTTCTAAAGTGAACTTTACGGATAGCTGTTTACGTGTAGCTGTACCAGTTCTACCAAGGTCCATAACCTTCACGCCGCTCTTTTCAAGATAGACAATTTTATGCATATCTGAACGAATGACATGAACATCACGAGTACGGCAGTGACGTGTTGGAAGAACTTTTAGTTTATTGCCAGTTGGTGAAAGGTAGAAATCGATAAAATCGCCTTTCTCACCATTGGCATCTTTAAACACAGCAGCTTTACCGCTAAACCCAACCATGCTCTGAGCCTGACGTGGGTTGATGACGATTGTATCTGGCTCTTTAACTTCACTCTCCATTTCGGAAAGGAGGCTAACAAGCTGCTGCTCGGTGAACTCGCGCATATTTTCATTTGCTGCGTCAGTTCGTCCAGCAGTGGTTGACCCATTGCCGCCACCTTGGCCAGCATTGATAAATGCAGTTGTTTTTGCCCATGATGGAAGGCCACGCATCACAGTTGCCTGTGTAGTACCGTTACCAGCATTTGGGTCTTGGTTGCCTAAGGCACCCTTTTCAACCTGAGCCCGTAGCTCGACAGTTTTATTGCGGATTTCATGAGCCATACGGCCACCTTTTAGGCCATAGCCTTTGGTAGCTTCAGCAGCGTCAGTGACGACTGGTTCCTCCGTTACCTCAGAAATGTAGTTAGTTTCAAGTGAACCAGAAGTAGGCGCTGTAGCCTGTGAAGGTTGGTAGCCATACACTGATGGAGAAAAATCGTTATCAGCATATTCTTCTGTATTCCAGCTATGGACGACGTTATGTGCCATGCCAGTGCCGATAGCGTTTACGAAGGGTGTGTTACGGTTATCAGCGTTATAGATTGCGTCAACGATATCTTCTTGTTTGTTTGTTAAAGAAGTAGCATTAACTTGGTTTGTAATAATTGCCATTTTTGTATACTCCTAATAATAATGATACAAATTTCAAAAATGGCAGCGTCGATCTATGAAAGTAGTTCAGCTAAATCCTTTTCTAAAGCAGAAATATCTCCTTTCTTGCTCGCGCTGCTTATGCGCTGCTTAAACTGGTTAGATTTCTTCGTTGCCTTGCTCTTTATCTGCTTAACTTTTGGCTTCTGCTCTTTTGCTTTGATGGACTTTTCAGTTCCTTTCTTTAAAGCAGCTTCCCTAAGCATCAATATCAAGCGGTGATCGCCGTTGTTGATCTCCATTATCTCTTCATCGGTTAAACCGTATTCTCTGAGATAATCGACAATCTGTTTGGCTTCCTTTTGCATAACCTCTTGGTCATTCCATTCTGGCAGTGCTGATGAAAGTAGGTTCCGTTCACGTTCAATACGTGCTGCCGTTTCCTGTTTCTCTTGTTCTGCCTTCTGGCTTTCTAACCACTGCAAAGCATTTGCTCTGCGTTGTAAGTGGTCTATGGTCTGTTGCGCTAGCTGTGGGTTCTTGGCCCTAAGCTGGGTCACATACTGTTCCATTGTTAGACCGCTTTGTTGGATTTGAGCCATTACAGGGTCTGCAATCTGCATAACAACTGATAAGTCTTCAGCGCGTTTTGCGATTTCCTTCTCAGCATTCTTGCGGGCTTCCGCTAGTTCTTGTTGCTTGAAGGTGTAGTCCCTATGTCTCATGTATCCGTGTTGAAGCTCTTTAAACGTAACCTCCATGTCTTCATATTGGTCGCCATTTTTGGCTTTCCATTTGACAATACGCTCAGGGTCAATTTCGTCTTCGACATCGGAATTATCTTCCTCTGCTTCGTCTTCGTCACCCTCAGCTTCGGTTTCATCCTCAGCTTCGTCAGTTTCTGCGTCGTCACTTTCCTCTTCATCTGTTTCGGCAGTCTCTAAAACTTCCTCTTCAGAATCTTGAGCGGATCGTTCGCTAACTGTTTCGTCTGCGTCGGTTTCAGATAAGGCAGCAGCGAGTGCATTTATCCTATCGTCGCTAGACATTGTTCCGTAATCCACTGTCTCTGTGGATGCTTCATTATTATTGGAGATGGCCATGTGTTTCCTCCTTACGCCTACAAAATGGGAGATGGCTAATGTTTCCTCCCTAACCAATAAAAAAATAGTTTTGACCGTTACCGATCAAAACTATTTATAAGGCGCACATGAAATTCGTGCTTGTAACGTCTATTCTTCTTCGTGTGCTGTGTTAATGAGGAATGTTCTGAAATTTTCTAGTCCTTTAATCTTTGCTCGATAGGATGACATTTCCTCAGGATCGCATGACACCATCTCGTTCATGAGAGCTTGGCGGTAATCCCTAAACAGCACGTTGAACGCAGGACTTTTTAGAATGGTGTTCGTCTGAGATCGCAGTTGTCCTTTAGAGTGCTGTTTTAACTGCTCGCCTTCTTTGATGAGATTTGAAATTTCATCTTCGTTGATGCCATCTGGTGCATCTGTGAGGCCCATTAAATCCTCGCCTTTGTGTAGCTTTCTCTTAAACCATGCCATTGGTATTTTCCTCTGGTTTTGTTGCTTGCATGGTATTTATCGCTATTTCATTTTGTGCTTTAGCATCTTCTCTGGCTTCTTTGTTTGCCATAGCATCTACATCAGCTTGTACCTTGAAGTCCTTCAATCCAAGCTCTTTCGCCTTTAGTTCAACCTCGGCTTGCTTGATAGCCAACTGTAGTTGTTCAAGACGTAGCTCAGCAGCCTTCACTTGAGAATCGATTTGTAGCTTTTGCTGGTCATATGCAGCATCAAGCTCTACCTCTTTGTTCTTTACCTGTGCCTGCATGCGGCTGGTTTCAGCATTGAGACGGGCTTGCTCAGTCTCATATTGAGCGATTTGGAGTGCTGGGTCTTGTTGCTGCTCACCACCACCTAGCATCTTCTGCATGAGCGCCTGTTGCAGCTCTGGTGGGTAGGTTGCTGGATCAACAAGAATTGCCTCTGAACCGTTTGGTAGCAGGCGATCAAGCTGCTTCTTAGCTAAGGTGTAGATGCTGTTTGGATTTACAAAGAGACCCATTGGGCCGCCTTGGAGCGTTATAAGCTCGCTGATAACTTCGCCGGCTTTCTCAATCTGTTGGATTTCAAACAGCCTGTCTTGGGTGCCTAAGCCGACATTGATAACGATATCGTACTGGTCATCCCAATCGGTTGGCGTGATAGCTTCCACGTTGCCCGTTGCTGTAGGAAGCTCAAAGTAATCGCCTTCAGGCATATTGACCTGCGCTACAGCGAGCGTCTTAACAGCAATATCCTTTAGGAACTCGCCAATGTTGCGGATATAGGACCTCTGCTTGACCTGGCTCTGAGCGATGACCTGTCCCAGCGCGTTGCCTGAGAGGTTCATATTCTCCGGGTCCATTTGAGCTAAGGTTGGATGGAAGCCCGTTAGCTCGGCCCGTAGTAGGTCAATCTTCTCCAGCATGGGCATCGAGTTGCCCAAAATGCTAGGCGGCGTGAGATACGCAATATCTGTCTGGGGACTTTGAGCACGGATTTTGGCACCCGGTTCATTATTCGATAGATCACGTAGATCCACGTTTGGGCTAATGACAGGGCGGCCGTTGTTGAGATTGTATATGTTGTCTAATGTCTGGCGCCATAGGTTGGTCTTTAAGAGCTGCACCATGCGCGTGTAATCGAACCAAGAGCCGCCTATGATCTTATGAGGCTCGGTCACAAGACATAGGATGCTGTAAGGCTGGATGTTCACAACCTCTCTAGCTAGGATGGTTTTGTCTTTGTCATCGAGGAACTGGAAGAAAGTTAGCTCAGGCTTGCCGTCACCATCAAAATCGTGGCGGATGTATAGCTGATAAACTGCAACCGTTCCGTCTTCTGTGGTAGGCGAGTAGGTATTTGGTTCATCCCGGATAACCTGTTCATCGCTCTTGCAATATTTTACAGCGGCGGAAATTGTTTCTTTGTCCAAGTGAGGGAACTCGGCCTGCAATTCCCATTCTGCGTAATGTGCCTTCTCACCTACATAGCGAGCACGGTCTAAACACTCGGCGTTTGGATCAAAGATGAAGTTCTCAGGTGCTACGGTAGCTTGCGCAACATAGCTTTTTGGTTGTGTTCTGGTTACGGTGGTTGAGCCTGTGTCTTCATCGATGTTGATGGAAATGACATCATCTTGATCTTCCAACCAAGCAATGTCCTCGTCTGAAAGAGGGCCATAAGTCGTAACAACAGTTTCTTCCTCTTCTTTCCAGTATGTCTTTGCAACGCCAATTCTAAGCAAACCAGCGTCTTTTACAGCCGTTTCTAAAATCTTTTTGCCGTCATTCCGCGTCATGAAGTTGTAGTTCACGTAACGCTGCATGTGCTTCACATGCTGTTGGCTGGATACGCTAGTTGCGCGGAAGGTGAGGGGATCACATTGTAGGAATGGCTCTATAACGATGGGTGTTAGGCCGTCTATTACTTCGGCTGTGTCCATCGAAACGTAACGACTCTTGCCTTTCTTTGAGGGCAGAATTTCAGGATCAGCGTTGTAGAAGCGTAATGCGTCCTCCCGAAAATCGGCCCATTCGTTGTATTGGTCTGTCTCGAAGTTTGCTAAGATTTCATCTACGACTTCTCTAACTTCTTCGTCTAACCCATAAAGTCCTTTCTCATCCATTTACCTTGATAACACCTTTGAAAATAGTTTTTTGGTCTTTGTATATAGCGAGCTAAAGAAGCCGCCTTGTGGTGGCATGCGCTGTAGCATGACCTCAGCAGGTGTTAGCTGCTTCTCAACTGGTGCGGTTTCCTCTATATGCGCTGTGTCGAGAACCTCATTAACTGCAATAGGTTCTTCTATGACGCGCGGTGCGCTTCTCTTCTTATTTATGAAAACTTTAACTTCTATACCCATCTCTTATAGTACCCATGCTACGTCCTCTTCCTCTTCCCATGGCATTCGCTTTTGCTCCTTCTTCCAGTCGGCGCGGAAAGCTAGAGCAACGGCGTCGGAAAGATCAGGACTCCGTTTAATCTTCTTCTTAATTTTATCTTTAGGGATCATTAGTATGCGGCCACGCATATTGAGCGTTACCTCATGTGCAGACAGTTCCTGTCGCAACATCTCAAGTGTTGGCAAGTCTATGCTAGAGTTTAAGGCAATTTCATATCGCTTGAACATATTGGCCAAATTCCAATACATCTGAGCGCGTAGGTTTTCAAAACGCTCAGTATCTACTTCTGATGCATTGTTAAAAACGACTTTGTGAACTGGCAGGTTGTTGTATCGCAACCAATCGTATATTGGTCCGCCGTTTCCTGTGCCATCTACAAATATCTTGAAAGGTTCTTCGTTTACCTGACGAGCGTGGGAATACTCGTTCATCATGAGGATTTGCAAATCCTCTGCATTGGCATTGGGGATAATCTTTATCTGTTCAATAACCGGGCCATACCGCTTTACGAGCACGGTTTTATCAGCACCTGTAGTTGCTACGTCTAAGCCCCAAAATCGCTGATCGATGGAGCTAGGAACAACATCACGATTGCCTACAGCCGTTTGGAACTGCTCAAAAGTAACAAGAACGCTTTCGTCGTCCTTTGGAAATTCGCCCAACACACGAGCCTCAAACATTGAAGCTGTTTCTGTGCGGCGCTTTGTTTCAATCCATTGCGGAGAAACGCGCTCGTTAGGGTCGTTGGGGTTAAGGGCCGTGTAAGCGCCTGTCCTTGGGTCTTGTGGCCCATGAAGCTGGTAGTCCAAGCTGCTTACCGTCATCGTGTAGTACACGTCTGACAGCTCTTCAAAAGCTTGGAAGAATGGCCCATCCGCATGCAGCGGGTTCCCAACCATGATGAGCTGGGTATTGGGATCCGCTAGAATGGATTCGACAGCATCAAAGCATACCTGTGGAATGCCTGACGCCTCGTCGATGATGATGCTAGTGCGCTTGCCTCGTACACCTTGCAAGGCTGCTGGGTTGTCCTTAGATGCAGTGCGAAGAACAGCAAACACATGGTCAGGAAAGAACTTGTGCTTGATAATGCCGCTCTGCGCTTCCAGTAGGACACTGAGCACCTTGTTTTCGGATATGAGCTTGCGGATTTCAGCAAACAGGCCAGCTTGCAAGTTGTCGAAGGAAGCGCCTGTTATGATGATCTTTAGGTCTGTGCTGAAAACCAGAAGGTAGATGACGAGCCAAGCAATAACAGTACTCTTGCCAACGCTATGGCCGGATTTCACTGCTACCCTCGGGCGGTCTTTTGCTTCCTGTAAAAACTCTTCCTGCCACCTATTAGGTGTCTGTTTGAGGATATCGCGGACAAACTCTAAAATGTCGCCTTCGTAATCCTTTAAATATGCAAAAAGAGCTTTAATTCGATCTGGTGTTGCTCCGTGGTCAACTTTTTTCCTTGGTGCCATCGCGTCCTTGTCTCAACAAGTCGCGCACCCATTCGTCATCACTTAATACATCCGCTACATCCTTGCGGGAGATGTTGTTGACGATGTTGAAAGCTTTTAAAGCTATCTTAGGATCATGATGTTGGCATAGCATCTCCAATATGCTGATGTTCTGCATCAGTATCCGTTCAAACGCGGTCTTGTCGAATTTGTCGTTGTTATCCATACAACTATTTATTGGGATGCCGCGTTTTTACTCTGCCAATCGTTCCATAGCCTATCGAAACGCTTCTCAAACAAGCGAGCTTCTTTCTCTTTCAGCGGATTGTTTTGCTTTAGCTTCTTTGCCAACTGTTCAACTGAAAGGTCAGGATTGTTGGCTTGGATTTGCAGTGCTTGCAGGTAATGGACTAGCTCATGTCCAAGCTGCATCTGCCTATATGGCTCTGATAGATCGAAAGACTGTGGAACAATGATCTTGAAGTCGCCATTGTCCGCTATGCCAAACACGGGATCAACATGACGGCCATCAGGTCTGGTAACTAGAACGTCCTCTGAGAAGGTGTCAGGTATGTAAGGCTGGTACTGTTGCAGTCTCTCATCGTTGGCCACTGCGAACTGCATCAATTGCAGGGCCAGGGCGGATACGTCCATTCATAAGCGCCTCCTTTTGTAGATTTGCCGTATTTAGTGGATAGGTGCGCTTACATAGAAAAATGGCGGCCACTACCACATGACCGCCATCGTTCCCAACCTAAGGAGACCTACTTGGTTGTTAGTTGCTATTTGCTTCCATTTCGGGTTCCTTGCTGTCTGCATCCTTCCCGTAGTACTTGAGATACAAACCATACCCTATAATTGCTATGCCAATTGGCGGAAAAACAAAGAGCGCCGCAAGACCCGCATAAAGGCATAAAGCTGCTACTGCTATACCAAATATATCCTTCATATTACATCTCCCTAAAACTGCATTTGACAGCAACGATATGTTCTGAAAGCGCACATGTCGAGTAAAACCAGAAGGTTCATTAATCCTTCTTGTAGATGTTTTTGTCATCCCAAGTGGCACCAAAAACATATGAACCTACTATTGATATGATCGTAATGAAGCCCATAGATACAGCGGTTTGGTTCACTTCCGTATCAACGCCCGTGTATATGCAATAGGATATAACGCTCGCACTGAACGCCAATGCAGCGAGCATCACTCGTCTCCTTATGCGCCATCTGTCATGTGAAATATCGCTCATGTCCATATTTAATGGACGGGCGAACATTTTTAGATATGAAGTTATTTTTTAACACACCAGTTACCTTCGGCAACTGGGTGCGATAAACAACTATATATCTTCGCCGTCAAGCGGCTCGATATATTTCGTTGTTTATCCTTATGTGTTTTTACCTATATGTCGTTCGAACTGATATGGTCGATATGAAAGATATTTTTTATGGAAATGGTATTTGGTTTGGTGTGATGTATTAATGATATGTAAGAATGCTATTACCCCCCATAGCAGACCAAAACTGAAATGATCTACTATAGGGGGAGTTGCATGATATGTTGTCATGCTATGTAATCCACAACCACACACGAAACTTGCCGTGCTGCTTGGTAGGTAGGTTAGCCTGTCACCTTTTATGTGGCACCCCGTGCTTGCGCACCCAACGGTACAAGGTCTACGTCATACATGTTTGTATACCTTGCTACGAGTCATCAATGATACAGATGTTGCTCGTTCACTTCGCCTCAAAATGCTATTTGGCACATTAAGGACTTTTCACAATGGCCTGACCATTGGTCGTCTTTGTTTATTCTGGCGCTTGCAAAGGAGGAGTCTCACTACTACTAAGGTGCGTAATAGGGCCTAACCATCATTGATGGTTCCTTTGGTTCTTTCCAGTCGTCAGCTATCATCCCAACCTTTATCGCAGTGGCCTCAGCATATATTCGATATATGTCACGAGAACGTGCTTTAACATAACAACATGATAGTGTGGCTGACATACAGATTTTGGGAGCGATAGGTGAGCAAAATGATAAATACATATAGCTGACGAGGCTCGCAAAATCCTGTTTGTCAGTGCCGCTGGTGGTAAAACACGCGAGCGGCGTTTTTTTTGTAAAAGTATTTATCTTTTCGCCGCCGCCCATTTTTAAAATCCGCAAAATTTTTTTGTTCTTGTTTTGGTCGACTTTCCGTCGCACGGCTTTATCGTGACGGAAATCGACGAAAACGGAGCCAAAAATGCTTACGGACACCCAATTGCAGTTTGCTATGGATCAGTTCTTTTCCGCTTCACAAGCTACTGAAAACAAAAAAGAAAATGTTTTGTTTTTGCTTGAAACCGCCGTTAAAACGGTAACTGGGCGGGTTGATGATGCAGCGGTGGTACAACTGGCTACAGCACTTACAATCGAACTCTAAAACAAACCCACATAGCCTTTTTATCGAAGGAATGCATTTTGCTCTTGCATTCCTTCTTTCTTTTGTGGTACATACTTCTTCACGCAGTACGCTGCGTCTAGCTTAGCAATGCCGCTTCGCTAGTTCTTTTAAAAAGGAGAGTGATATGTACACAATTCTAAAACTGACCCATAACGACACCAAAAAAGTATACGTTAGCTTCACTGGTAAAAACGATATGTTTTTAAAACGGCTGCAACGTGCTTTCGATCAGCAACGCGCTGATATTCTAGGCATAGCTAGACCGTTGCAGGCTATGCTCGCGGAAGACTTAGACAGCACAAGCTACACGGTTGAAGCTGTAAAGGTTGTGGACGATAACAGCGCAGCACGGAGAGCAGTTGCTGAGCTGGTAGCTGAGCTAAAGCAGGCTGGCGTTGTGGTTACAAATACGACGCTTGCAGGCACGGCTAAGAGCTATACGTTTAAGTATCTACCTTTGGCTGCATGACGCAGAACGCGACAGGCTAGCAGGCACAAAAAAAGCAGCACTAAGTGCTGCTTTTTTGTTGGGCGTTTTGGGTTGGACTATTTGAGACCTGGCGCTTCATAACCAGACATGCGCAGGAGTGTAGCGGCCTTCTCGTCCACCTCGTTTTCTACGCCAAATCCAGCACCGTATAGCAGGGCCGTTGCTTCAAGCTGCTCTTGCTCGCCTTTGATCTTTGCAATGCGCACCATATCAGCAGTGTACAATGCATAGTTCAGTTCACCTTCTTTTGCGGACTTAACGAGTTCCCGCAAAATGGAGGCAGCGGCCTTTTTGTCGTCTGCTTTGAAGGCAAACACAGGCTTCTTGTTGTGCCAAAGAACGATGGGAGTGCGGCCAAGTTTAGGACGGACGAAACCATCCTTGTACATGCTAATCTTGCCCTTGGTAGGCTCTTCTTTGCCCATCAGGACTGCAATGTTCTGTTCCGCTGCTTCTGTGAACTTCAAGATGCGGCGAGCATCCTTAGATACCCGTTCGCGTGTCTGACGAGCAGGCTTCAATACCGCAACGTCAGTAACTGCATTATCGAAAAGACCCATTTTAAAGCTCCATGTAGTGTTGCTATCTGAACCAACTCTAGTTTCGGCTTTAAAATGGGTCAATGGTTATTTCTTGTGGTTATCGAAAATTTCGATAAGCGTTTCTGATGCAGTCTCAAGAATGCGGCTTTTGTGATATGGCTTCAGTTGGTTCAACAAACTTGCAACAGTCTGTGCAATCTCCTTAATTTCATCATCGCTGTATCTGGTGTCCATCTGCATCTTGTGGACATATGAGAAATCTGGTTCCTCTGGCTGCTCTTTCTCTGCAAATATCCTGTCAAATATCGCCTTACGGTCCACAGCCTCGCTATGGTCGTAGTATTTTGATGTTGGCAGGTCTAGCGTGATGCCTTCTGTGATGAGCTTGTTTTTTAGCTTCATATAGTGGCGCTCTGTGATGCCACCCCACTTGAAAGTTGGGTTGTTGCTCGCGGTCTCTAGAAGCTGAGCTAATGTGTTCACTACAAACTCGTCTGGTTCGTCTACTTGGTCGCAGTAGAGTTTGATGCAGGAAAAAATATCCTCGATGTCTTGTTCCGTGAACTTGCAGGATGGAATTGATGCGCCTTTGCGGGTTGTTTGTGTTTCGATTTTCATGGTGAAAACCTCCTTGTTAGTGTGTTCATATGTATTTATCTTTTTTGCTGTTTTCTCTAATGAAATACGGGCGAAGATTGCTCTATCGCCCGTATCTCTGAACACACTGCACAAGGCAGTATTTCGATTTAGTTACGTTCTCGTATCTATTTATTACACACCAATAAACGTAACGTTTGGAACTGTGCCTGGGATTCGATACGAAATTCTCATCTGTATGACATCAACTTGTGCGGGCCATCCAGGTGTAGATGACACGTATGAGACTTTTAATTGGGTTCCAAAAAACAGGCCATTGACGTCTTCTGGTGTTAGACCTGCATTACCGCCAATGGCATAGTTCGCAAACATATACGTGGGCTGCCATAGGTCTGGTTTTGCCAAATTGTCACTTTCAACTACCACCGATGTTGTGCCTGTATATACTTCTGAACCAATATAAAGAGAGTAATCTTGTATAGCATCTGGACCGCCAATTCTCTTAACTCTTGCTTCAATGTTGTCTATGACGGCGTTCGTTGGGATATCGAAACCAAAACCGTATACAGATAATCCGATAGAATGTTGGCCAGTTGGCAACTGTACTTGAGAAGCGCCTTCACTGTCTTCTACCAAAGCCCATCCAGGATTGTTCCAACCGAAGAATTCTGTTCCAGTATTTTTTGCTTCTGTGCCATTGGTCCATGCGGTCGTTACCATCTCTTACGACCTCGCACAGGTGAGTTTGATGCTAACGCCTTCTGCGCTGCTATTAGATGATAGGACTATAGAAACAGCGTCGCCCGCACTAACGGAATTAGCTGCTGTCGCAGTTTCAGTATCTTGGCTACTAGATAATGACAATCCTGTTAGGCCAGTTACGGGTGTTCCATCAATCTCAACAGACGCACTAACAGTTCCTGATGATGTTACAAAATATGCAGATTCGATGGTGTAAGCGAATGATGCATATTGATCGATTGCGTAGGTGCCGTTTTCGCCCAAGGGCAACGTAAACTGGATACCAAATGAGTTTAAGCTATCGACATATGCCTTTGTGGCTGCATCTTGGGCATTGGTTGGATCACCTACGTTTTGTATCCTATTTGTGTTGGTATATATGTCTGCTCCCGGTGTTCCAAGAGTTACGAATGGTGCTGACATGCTTATTCCTGCTGTACTTACAAAACCGAGGGTGCCGCCGCCAACATCTTGGAACTGGATACCGCCAGAGCTTTGGTTCGCAAATATAATACCACCAGTTCCGGCTGTATTTTGTCCTTGCACTATAGCAATGTAATCGTCACCTTCGGCAGTAATTGCAAATCCGTTTAGATCAAGATCACCGCCTAACTGTGGGCTAGTGTCATCAACTAAATCTGTCGCAATAGTGTCAGGCACCCATTGGCTACCGTCCCATACAAGTGCTTGGCCACTTGTCGGTGACGACGAGCTTGTATCTACGTCGCTCAAATCGTCGATGGATGATGGAATGCTAGGCGTATTTGATAGGTCGCCATAATCGCCTGATGTAGCTACCGTTGCCAATGACGGAGCACCTGTTAAATCGCCATATGCGCCACTAAACACATTAGCATCTACATATGCCTTTGTGGCTGCATCTTGGGCATTGGTTGGATCGACTAAATTGACAACTTTGTAGCTGCTCTGAGCATCAAGGTTGCCGCCTAACTGTGGTGAGGTATCTTCAACAACTGCTGAGATGCCACCTGATGCAACATCATCAGGCACCCATTGGCTACCATCCCATATGAGCGCTTGGCCAGTCGTAGGAGCTACAGTGCTCGTATCTACGTCGCTCAAATCGTCGATGGATGATGGAATGCTAGGCGTATTTGATAGGTCGCCATAATCGCCAGTTGTTGCGACTGTTGCTAGCGAAGGTGTCCCGCTCAAGTCCGAGTAAGCACCTGTCGTTGCAACCGTAGCCAAGCTTGGCGTGCCTGAAAGGTCACTATATGCGCCAGAACGAGCAACAGTTGCTAAGGTGTCTGGCACCCAATTCGAACCATCCCAAGCTAGAACGTCATCAACGCTTGCTGGATTCGAAACAGTGTCTACGTCATCTAGGCTGTCTATTGAGATATCGACAACGATAGACCCCAGCTCGGCCGGAACCCATTGGGATCCATCCCAAGCAAGAACGTCATCCGTTTGAGGCGGTATAGAGCTAGTGTCTACGTCTGACAGGTCATCGATGGAAACTACCTGCGATCCACCACCACCAACCTGAGATTTTATATCTGCCCAAGAAATTTTGAGCTTGGAGTTGGGGTAGGAGTTTGTTCGCTCTACAACGAACAGGTCTGTATCTTGTAAGCTGTCAGCCTCAACTAGAGGCTCAAACAAGCTCTTATAGATATAGTTCCCATAGATGATGCTGGACATTACTGCTTAGCCTCCGCTTAAGCTGAAACGTCGTCAGCAACCCAAGCTGAACCGTTCCAAGTGAGAACCTGCCCAATTTCTGGTTCTACTGTTAGGTCCACGTCTGATAGGTCATCAATGGAAGCTGGTACGTTTAAGTTTGCCTTTAGCTGAGCACCTGTGATGCCATAGGTTTCTGTTCCGTGATCTGTATCTCTCTGAACGAGAATGTAATCTGTGTCTTCAATGCTGGTTACATCTTCTGATGTAAGGTCTTTAAGTTTGACCAAATTGGTCCAAAATGATGGATATGCCATAGTTGTTTGCGACTCCTTTATAGAGTGCGGGAGACCCATTCTCCCGCCGCATACAACTATTTATAAAAGGCGCATCTATTTTTTTGTTAGAGCATCCTTTGCGTCCGTCATATCTGCCTCGTTCAAATGTTTGTCTTTAACCTTCACTTTCCCAAGAACGTAAGCAAAAAAGTCTGCATACTCCTCAATCCCATCGTCATAGGACTTATTCCAAAACGCGCGGGCTTCTTTTGGATCAAACTTCCCATACGTGTTGAAAACGACAAAACGACGATCATTTTCAGCAAACGTCAACGGATCATGACGGTCAGTGAACATCCATACGCTGGTCCAATTGCGCAAGTTCTCTGTTACAGTCGAACGTGGCATTCTAACCTTATAGTATGGGTTGCCAATTACACTCTTAAGCTTATCTAGCAACATCTGTTTGTTTTTCACATATCCTTTCTGTGTTGGGCCTACGGCGTTCACTTGATAGGCGCTGATATCATCAAAATACATCATCAAGGAATTGGACGTTCCTATGGCCGTCTCCTTCATCAATGTTTGTGGTGTTTCTGAACTGATATTCGACTCGCCTATGATATGGCGCATTATGTTTATCAATGAACCTTTGCCTGATCCTTCTGGCCCGATCATCAAAAAGCCTAACCGATGATGGTGCTTTGCTAGTTCATGCCGCTGCACAATCTTTGCAAGAGTGTAGATAAACTGGCGAACTGCTGGATATTGTTCCCAATGTCTTGGCTGCCTAACCCGCACACCTGTCCAATAGAATATTGCATCCTTCAACCAAGCGTTCATGCGTCTGGCCTTTTCAGCACCCATTGGAGGCTTGCGAGTTGGGTAGGTGAACGGTTTGTAGGTGTTCATAACCAACCCATTGTCATTGAAAAGAGCTTTCGCATACGGGTTATAGCCTGACCGCCCAATGTATGAGATTGGTGTCTGCCGAATGAGCCGCGCCGCTTGCTTGGTATTCTTTACCGTTTTCAGTTCTTTATGATGTGCCTCAAAAAACAGATGCACAACAACATCAAAGTTCTGATGTGTGCTTTTCTCACCGTCGAAATATAGGTAGTTGCTTTTCTGATATTTGTAGATATGGCGTTTGACAATCTCCATGTCCAATTTTATTGGGTCGTCTGCTTCTTCCTTAGCTTGCTGGTCTTCATAGATATTGTCCCATTCTGCCATTAGCTGCTCTAGCTGCTTTCTAGCTTTGCGTGGTCTGCCCATAGTGTGTTCTCCCTTTTTTTGTATTTATTTTATCCTTTTCTGTTGCCTTATCCTTTCTTTTGATATATAAGGTTTCTCGTGCGGTGCCCATAGTAGCATCGCCTAACTACAATAGGATATTTTATGACAATTTAAACATAGGAGTTACATCATGCATAAAATTTCGAATATCGTATTTCTTGGTAAGAACATTGTGTTCAATACCACTGAAATTGAACCAGATGAGGTTTGGTCTGTTATCCAAGACGGCTATGAAATTAGTTACGGCGCAGAACGTTACACTTGCATTAAAGCGATCTGTGACGGTTTTTTAGAGTGGTGTGAAAAAACCAAGGTGGAGCCAGAATTAGTTGATCTCAAAGGGTATATGGCAAACTTTGAAGATAACTACGTTTCTGTATATATTGACCATACAGTTATTTCTGTTGAAGACAAACTGCTTGTAAAAGTCTGCAACGAAAAAAATGTTAGTGCTGGTGATAAGCAAGCTGTATCAGAGGCAATTGCTATCTGCGTTGCAAAGGTGTTCGCTAAGCAACAATCCGCCGTTATCTTCTAAATTTCCGTTGAGAACAGAATGAGAACATGGGAGCATGAGCCCAAGAATGGCCTTAGGTGGTCCATTGAGCGGGTATTGGGTTAACCCAGGGTCATAGGCCCAATACCCCGAGTTCAAAGGACATGCTCCCATGCGTCTCTCAGTGATGATACGGCACTGCTACTACGTGCAGGTCATATGCGACCCATGCAATCGCTCGACTACGTTCGATCCGCGTGAGCTGCTGGTCATGTTTGGGGATCATGACCTAAACACCCTTCGTAAACGTTTCAAATGTAAGGTATGTGGCCGAAAAATGAGCCGCTACAGCAACGGCTATTCCCAAGAGCTAGACCCAAGGATACCGAAGAAGGGGGATAAGACATGAAGAGACTCGCATCATGCATATTAGCTGGAGCTATGCTTGGGGCGCCTGTTTCTAAGCCGGCGCTGGCTGCTGATGCAATGCCTGACATATTCGACAGGTGTGTTGGGGACGCTACTAGGACTGGCTATCAGAGCATCCCATATACAGAGTTTCGTGCTGCTGACAATGCATCACAGGAACTGGTCGTGATGGCCTGGCTGCAAGGTGTGATGACAGGGATTGGGCTGGTAGACAAGAATTGTGCTCAACAGCTTGCTACTTGCCTAGCAGGACCAGCAGGAAACATCTTGACCAAGATGATGGAACGGGTAGCAGAGCACTTTATAGATAGGTGGGATGAACCTAACACCACTGCATATTTCATGTTCGCTGGCATTGTTGATCCATGCTTGCGCGGATGGGTACCAGCTACTGAGGAAGACATAAAGTGAAGGCGGGTGCTACTCGTCACTGACCGTTGTTATATTATCCATTGGATAATAGCATTCGGAACATATTACACGGCCATCGCTATATAGTCTGAAATCTATACTGCCACACTCGCACTGAAAGACGAATGGACCTTCTTCAACTTTCTTATTGCGTTTTTTAAAATCTACTACTTCTCCCATCCATTATTTCCTCCAAACCACTTCTTGTTTAATTCTCTAAGAGATGCAGGCTTTGTTTCATCGTAAGTTCTCAAAGCCCACTTCACTTCGTGGAAATATTTTTTCCTGTCCACCAAAAACAATATTTCATACAGAACATCGCCGTTCATCCATCATTTCCCCACTAAAACCCTACACATAGGATTCAAACTCTCTATCAAATTTGATTTTAAAGGCTAAGAAGTCTTCTTCTAATATAAATGTGAAACATACAAACGGGCAGCAATCGCCATCAATATATGGGTCTTCATGATATTCGCGTCTGTCGAACCATAACCGCCACCAACCATTATTGGCTTGATGTCCTTCATGGTTAAACCAAATGTTATTGGCATCCTTATAATCGAACATCCAAAACCCTTTGCAGTTATCATCTAACCATGCAGCGTGTTCGGCGAATTCTGGCCCCATAACATCACTTCTGTATTTCTTATGTGCTTCGTTCATCATCATTTCCCCCTTGCTGGTGCCTTCTTTGTAGGTCTCTTGGAGGATGCAGCTTTCAATGCCTCTATCTCATTGCGCAATGCCTCAAGCTCTTTGATGGCTGCTTGAAGCTCAATGGCTAGCATTCTGACGGATGGTATATGGAAGTTGCTATATACCTTCGGTGATGACCAATTGCGCAGGTCTTTCATATCTGCATTGGCTAAGTCTTCTAGTGTTTCAAATGTTTTTTCTTCTTTCATCCATTGTTACCTCCTAAGCTCATCAAGAAGGTTTTAAACCTCCTTCTTAACTTCTTCCTTCAATTGTTTCATTTCAGATTCTCTTCTTTTTTCATAGGCGAGATATTGTCTGAACTCTTTAATGTCGCATTCTCTATTGAAAACAATCTTATGATATGGCGTAACTTGCATGCCATACTGCTTTGGTCTGCCCAACCAATACGGGTAGTTTTTATCCACAAGTCTAAAGTGGATGCCGCTGTCATAGCACCAATGAGCCAAATCGCTCTTTTTAAACTCCTTCCTGTCTTCACTTTGTTTCTGTTTATACTCTGGCGTGTATGATACACTTATTTCATAATATTTTTGCAATACGTCATTGTATCTCTTAGCCCTATCTTCTTCAAACTTCTTAACCAATTCTTCTGTTGGGCATGGATCATTATCTTCATCCATATATTTCTTCCAAAAGTTCCAAATTGCCATCACTCGTTACCTCCTTCATTTACGGTAACATCCAAGCAATAGTATTGGGCATCGACATATTCCACATTGATATCTAACCGGCTCACTAGATCGGGCGAGCAGGCTTCTTCAATCCATTGTGAAAAGCGAACTAGTACTTCTGGCATAACATTAGGATTGATGCCTACCACCATTATGACGTTGCCATCCAACAAATGTGCTGTTGCACTGTTATTGATGATAGAGACGAAGTTCTGTTGCAGGCTATTTACAACAATGTCTGCTTCTGATGGGTATTCTACTTTTTGATATGTCGTGGTGTGGGCGTCTTCTGACATCTGCCTTCCTCCTTGTAGTGTGTTCATTCGTATTTATTATTGGAGGCAGATATTCTTTCGATATGAAAAAAATGGCGGTTGGAAATGAGCAACCAACCGCCAAGTCGTGTTTAAGGAAATAACAATGTATATTAGGCGCATCAGATACTGGTGTCTGGATGATGCAGCCCAATCTTATTTATAAAAAAAGGTAGGATGCCGGAACTCTGACATCCTACCTTGAAGGTATTCTATATTTTTTTTACCAATGGCTACATTGGACATGATCCATCTGCATAATATATCTAGATCATATTCCTATTTAGTCCATCAGTTTAAAAACATGTAGACATCCTTCTCATGTGTGCAACAAACATGCTGATATGCTCATTGACGGAAGCATAGTCTTCTTCTGCATGGGCTAAGGATGTCTGTATGTGCATTATGCCTGCCTTAAAGCATATAGCGTATTCGAAGCGCTGGATGATGACAGGGATGGGTTGGGTATGCTCACCAGCCTTAGCCTGCTCTACGACCCTCAGAATGTGATCTCTGACATCATTGTCGTTATGATGGCGAGCTATGTTCTGTAGAGCGCCAAGCATAGTAGGAGTTTGAAGGTTTGGCTCATTGTGCAGGCTGAACGTCACCTGCAATGGGGTGGTGATCGATTTGGGGAATATAATAGCCATAGTAGCTCCTTTGGTCATGATCGTAGGAGCCTATTGCCGTCGTTCTGTCTGTCGATCTGTCGTTATGGGGGTATTATGAAGCTACGTCAGAAGGTCGTTATATGGTTGATCGATGAAGGGAAGATGCTGGACAAAGCCGCTATCTGGCTAACCAACAATACTAAAGCCGTCTTTGAGATAGTTGCAGCATGTGGTGCCATTGCCGTTATCCATCTCGCCTATGAAGTTACCGAACCTAAAAACATAGTGTTCGAATGGCTAGCCTTCATCCTCTATATGCTTCTAATACTGCAAATCCTATATCAATGGCTTTCCAACTACATCATACCATTGTTTAAAACTAGGAATGTTGCCTATAAGGTATTTGGCGCTGCAATGTTCGTTCTATCGATAACCATAGTTCCATGGGGTCTTGCATACCTGATAAGCAGCCTAGTTTTGGCCTTCATCAATGTTCAGCAGCTATAGATTCTGTTACCGACGCTCGGCAACTTCAAAGAAATTAACTATATTGGTTTACCCTTAGATTCTGTTACCAACTATCGGGCTCATCATATGGTATCAGACTTCCGTATTATAAACATAACATGGTCGTTCTTATCGTCGATTGGAAAAAGACAGAAATATGAACTTTTTTCATATAAAGACAGATAAACCCGCACATACCTAACTGCATGGCGGCTCGTATAGTCTAACACTAGTCTTTCCTATCGTTTTTTGTATTGGCCAAGATGAAGGTTATGCCAATGCGCACTTTTTGGGCTGCGTCTCCCTGCTACTACACGGAACATTTAAGGTAAGCTCCAACCTTACAGTAGATTCTTGTTCTAACATTATGGCGATCCCGTAGGGCCTGTTTAGCGAGTGTCTACTATTCTTATTTATACATTCGGCTCAGAAACCCGCGCAATCGTGCTATATTTGGGTTCACTATCGGGCTGGTCTAAGGTGGTCGCTCCCCTACATTATAATGATACTTTCTTCCTTTTCTATGTCGATACTTTTCTGACAGAATAGCGCAGATATATATGGTTTCTGTCAAAAAAAAGAATACCGCCAACATTGCATTGACGGTACTCCTGTAAACAGCCATGTAAAGAATGCTTTTAGGCAGGTGTGATATTAATTGGCTGTCAATCGTATTTAGCAAGAAACTTTAGATCGACATATATTTTCGTTGGTGTCTGCGGAATTTTGTATGTTTATCGGGCAGGTCACATTCCCCTAGACCCCTACATTCTAACTATACAGAAACTATGTCAATATGTCGATACCATTACACACAAAATATACTATATATTTTGGTATTTTTTATGCCTAAACCATTGATATCATTGATGCGTAGGTTTGGCTAGAATGCTGCTATATCTTGTTGTTCTGGTTTTTCCATATTGTGGCATTCTTACAACAGAATGAAGAATCCTTTTTACCAGAATGTCAAAGGTTTCTGCGATATTTTTTAGGTTGGACGGGCATTTTCTTGTTGACATGGCCTGAGCTTGCAGGTCTTTCCATCATATGATGTTAATGGTGTCATAATGTCATCAAGATAGCATCATTATCATCATAGCATCATCATTGATATCATTATGCTTCCATCAACCTATCTCCACCCGTTATCACAATGCTCAACTTTCATTGTGTCCTTAGGGTTTTCATCATATCGCCAATATATCGTTCATTGGCCATATATCATTCTTTCTTGTTGTTTCTTGCGATATCGGTTTGAACGATAGTTTATATATCAGTCTCTTTCTTCTATTCGATAGTTTCTTCTATATCTGCTTTCGTTCATATAGATATCTTATTCGTTCTATATTGTTTCTGTACATTATCGTTTTTATATCGTTCTTATCGTATGTCTTGTTATAGATATATAGAATATTGTTCTTTGCTGTATTGTTTGGCGAATAAATATTTCGTAGCTCGTTATCGAGTTTCTGTGTTTCTTTGTTTTTCAGTTCTTATTGGAGGGTTTTGTGGCGGATGTCAGAAGAAGAAGTATATATGAAGACTGTTCGTTCCGAGTGGGAAGCTCGTTCATTGTCGGAGATTGTAGAGCCGCCGTTAAATGGTTGGCGGGTTAATATTCGGACAGGTGAGCGTCGTCGTATTCGATTTCGGAGACCGTCAGAACCTAAAAAGCAAGCAGTACCAGCGCCAGATGTTTGTTCAAAGCGTAGGAAGCGTATGAAGAAGGAACGAAAGAGGGAGGAAGCATCATCCTTGCCGAGTGGTGGTGATCGTCGCAAAAAGCTGTCTGCTGATGATGTTCGTTATATTCGTTCATCAGGCAAACGTGTTTCAGATTTGGCGGTGGAATTAGGGGTGTCTCGTCCTACGATCTACCATGTTCTGAACCGTAGGATATACCGCAATATATAATGGTGGTACGAGCGGCGGGACTCGAACCCGCACGGCTTTTCGCCTTCAGATTTTAAGTCTGATGTGTCTACCAGTTCCACCACGCTCGCATTAGTCGTCATCTAACGTTTTAAAGAAGCTGTCGCCAGCCTTGCGCACTCGTTCGCGTCTTTCTCGTTCTGTTTTTTGATCCACAGTTTCAAGCGGAGTGACATTCGGTAGGTTAGAAATACCGTGTGCTGCTGTATGTGCCTTTGTGGTGTTATCTTTTTTAAACCAAGCTTCTTGGAAATCGTCCCAAGTAACATCGTTTCGCAGGAGTACTTTCAGGTCATTGAACCTGTCTCGTGCAATACGAAGTTGCCTTTGTGGCACATTATATATGTTGCTGTAGCCCATCGTTCCCCAGCCTAGCACATGTCAAATGTTGTCGCGCAGTGCTGTCTCTCAAAGACCAATAGTATTTTGTGCTTTGCTTGAGCGGAGGCTTGGCCGTCAATGGGTTAGCTTCTGCCATTGACACCGCAAAAGATTTTAAGTCCCTTGCGTCTACCAATTCCGCCAAGCGGGCACGCAGACAGGTTTAGCCTAACGGCCTGATTCGCACCACCCATTTGATCCTGGGGCGTCGTCGAAAACACCCTTCGGCCTTA